AAATAGAATCTTCTAATAATGGTTATATAGACTTACAGTACAAATCCTTAGATTTACGCTTTAAACGTGATCTAAGCAACTTTCGTGCAACAATAGGGGGAATCATGCGTTATCACCCCATCTATGGCTTAAATCCTTTTAAAATAGACTATCCTAATTATAATGATTTTGAAGCTGTAGCTGAAAGTCTAGGTTATCAAAAAGAATTTTGGTATATGGATGTCAACAATAATGGTTATTTAGATAGGTTAGAGCAATCATTTTATAGATGGACTTTAAACGGAAATATAGTTGCAGACAATACAGCACAATTTCAACAATACTATTCTACAATACCTGCAAATTATAACAGAAACAAACTAGCAGAACTAGGAAACCAATACACGCTTTCTGGTGTTGTTGGTTTATCTTATTACATATATCAGGACAATTTTTTTATATTAGCTTATGGTAACTATTTCTTTGTTAATCATAAACTAACTGAATATGGATCAGAAACAAACGATTATGATTTTGGTTTAACAACTAATTACAAATTAACTAAGACATTATCGTTATATACTCAATTAGAATATCTTAGGTATTTTAATAGAGAAAACTACACAATCAATTTAGGAATTAATTTAATAATTATATAATATGGAATACTTAAATACAATCAAATCAATTTTAAAATCAAAGAAATTTTATTACGCTTTAGTAACAGTTTTAATCATTACTTGTGGATCTTCAATAGGAATTAGTGAGGGCGAAATGGGTAATCTTATATGGGTACTAATAGCATTAATAGTTAGTCAAGGAGTTGCAGATTTTAAAGGATGTAACAAATGAATGTAGTAAACGAAAAGTCACAATTTTCTTTAGACCTTAAAACTTTAGGAATAATAATTACTTTAGTTGGTTCTGTTTCAGGAACTTACTTTACTTTAAAAGCTGATATTGACGCTAATAAAAAAGCACTAGAAAAGGGCAACTGGGTAAGTGCTACTGAATATGAATTAAAAGATGAATTAGTACGTACTACAATTATGGGTAACAGTAAAAAACTTGATGCTATTGAAAATAAGCTAGACATAATGGATGAACGCCTTTATAAATTAAAATAATGAACATGAGCAATATATTATTAGTGTTAATGGGTTTTTTATTTTTTTGCTATGGTGTTGCTTTTAGTCAAGTATCAGTAGTGCAATATAATAGTAGTTGGAATACAGATAATAGTTTTAATATATCAGAGCTTAAAGAATGCAAATTAGATAGTGTTATCATTTGTCATAACCCTGAAATAAAAAAAGAACATAAGATTATATCTGTACCTACAGTTATTATATTTGATGAAGGCAAAGAAGTTATAAGATTTGAAGCTAATATAATGATGCAATTAGAAGCTACTAGAAAAGAGATACAAAAAGAAATAGACAAAATATACTTAGCAAAATTTGAATAATGCGTTTATCTAAGAACTTTACATTAAAAGAACTTACAAGAAGTAATACGGCTTTACGTTTAGGCATTAATAACGAACCTTCTAAGGAAGGTATATATAAACTGACCTTATTAGCTACTCAAATTCTCCAGTCCCTGCGTGATAGTCTTGGGGCTTTGAGGGTTACGAGTGGCTACAGGTCACCTGAACTAAACAAAGCTATAGGCGGAAGTTTTAGAACAGATGAAAACGGAAACTATGTTCCTGTATCACAACATTGTAAATATGAAGCAGTAGATTTACAATACTTTAAGCGTGGTAAAATGGATAATATAAAAATATACCAGGCACTAAAAGAACTAGGGTTGCCATTTGACCAGGTGATATTAGAGTTTGGAGACGCAACAGAATATGTTGATCCTGAAAACCCTGCTTGGGTTCATTTAAGCTATACTATAAATGACAATAGATGTCAAGAGCTTGTAGCTTATAAAGACATAAATAATAAAACAAAATATAGAACTGTAACTAACTATAATAGCGTATGAACTTTTTAAAAAACTTATTCGGAAACCTTAATCTTGATGTTAATAAACTTGTTGATAATGTTGTAACAACTGATGCTGAACGAAAAGAATTAAAGATTAAGTTTAAGCAAATGATTTTAGATGCTAAGGCAAACGCTGAAGAACAGATTACTAGAAGGTGGGAATCAGACGCAAAAGCAGGATGGTTACCTGCAAATATAAGACCTTTAACTCTTGCGTTTTTAGTCATATCAACAATTATATTAATCTTTATTGAAGCGGGTATGATTGATTTTGAAGTCAAAGATAATTGGATAGATTTATTGCAGTTGGTTTTAATAACGGTGATAGGAGCTTACTTTGGTGGGCGTTCGTTTGAAAAATTTAAAAAGAAATAAAACAACTAAAAGAATATAGACTTAGACTAACAAAGTCAGAACATGACTTAGTACAAGAATTACGCCAATCTGAAGGCAACGGCATGAATAACGTGTTAGTAATTGGTGATCTACATGAACCTTTTTGTCTTGATAAATACCTAGAATTTTGCATATCTAAATATGATGAATTTGATTGTAATGAAGTTGTCTTTATTGGTGACGTTATAGACAATCATTATAGCTCATATCATGAAACCTCTGCTGATGGTATGGGTGGTGCTGATGAATTAGAGCTATCAATAGAACGTATTGCTAGATGGTATAAAGCTTTTCCTATAGCAACTGTATTGGTTGGCAACCATGATCGTATGGTGATGCGTAAAGCACAAACATCTTCAATACCTAGTAAATGGATTAAGTCTTATAAAGAAGTCTTAGAAGTGCCTAATTGGTCTTTTGTAGAAAGGTATGTTAAAGATGGTGTACAGTATTTACATGGTGAAGGCGGTACTGCAAGAACAAAATGTAGAGCTGATATGATGAATACAGTACAAGGACATCTACATACACAAGCATACTGTGAACATTACGTTGGTCAAAACTTTAGAGTGTTTGGCGTTCAAGTTGGTTGCGGTATAAACTTTTCAGAATATAGCTTTGCATACGCTAAGGCAGGAAAAAAACCAGCAATAGGTTGTGCTGTCGTTTTGAATAACGGAAAATTACCTATAAATTTGTTAATGAAACTATGAGTAAATTAAAAAATACATATAGCAAGAATATAAATTTAGAAGTTGAGTATACTTATGATAAAGATTATAATAAAGTTTATAATACTAAAAAAGTAAAAAAACATTTAAATTTCATTCTTGAAACTTTGAAATAGGATTGCACCTGTAACAGGCGAATCTCCTTAGACCTGTATATTGTGTTCAATACAGGTGCTATTCTATTCTCTAAAATAACCTTTGTTGATCTTCATTCGGACACCATTCATAATAATACAACGTATAATTCCTATTTCTGCCAAACTTGTCTTTAAAAGATTCCTGGTGCAGTAGTGGTGTTTCTCTATTTACAATCATTGTTTCGTTGCCACATACAACGCTGATGCTTTCTGATGTGTTTATATATGGTAGTGCTACTAGGATTCTAGTCTTTAGCAATGGAGAAACCCTGTAACCATTTACTAGCTTTTTAATTTTATAGTGTTTCATAATTTTTTAGTTAATAGTTGTTTATAATACTGTTCTTCTTCTTCATTGTGTTCATGTATTCCTATAACTTTAAAGTATTTTTCATCTTTCATAAGCTTTTTAAGAAACTGTTGTAATTGTTCTTCTGTTCCTTTAAAGGTGATTTGATCATGTGTCCAATATATATCTGATGTTTCTACTCCAACAACACTATAATCTAATTGATGTCTCACAGGAAAATAACCTTTACCTGCTATAATATATGTCTTATTCATTTATAATCTTTTCAAAGACTGCTTCAGTACCCATGCAATCTGTTAATAATGTCCACTCTTTACTATTCTTATAGTTAAGGTATTTAATACGACCTTCTTTAGTAGATAGGTCTGCTGTATCTAATTGTACTGTTCTCATAATAATTTATCTAATAGTTTATTAATTAATTCTAATTTTGATTTCTGTATTCTTAAAGAATAAGTATGTAAATTAACATCCTCAGTAGTTGTGGATGAATTAAGTTTCTCTGTATAATACTCAATCCTATATTCTACATTTACTTTACTCTCCATAAGGGAGTATTCTAATGTAACTTTTTCAACTGGTTCTAAATATAATTTTGTCATAATTGTAATTGTTTAATAGAACAAATATATATAAAATAAATTTAACACGAAATAAAGTTTTGTTTTTACTTATTAACAAATTAAATGTTAATAACTATCAAATTAATTTAATTGTGTATTAAAAAAGATTTATTATAATTGTGTATTATTTTAAATTAAAAATTATGATACAAGAATTTAAAACAGCTATTGAGTATGCTATGTTTAAGAATCAGTTAAGTAAAAAAGACTTATCTGATATTATGGACTGTTCATATCCAACAATGCTAAAGTATCTTAATGATCCTGGATCGTTAAAGATAAGAGATGCTAAAAGATTATGTAATATACTTAATCTAAGTTTAACAGAATTAATAAATAAATAAATATGAAAACAGCAAAAATTACAAACATTGAAAAGAAAAAAGACTTTGTAACCAATGATGGTAAAACATTATATGTCTTTGAGTTAGAACTTGACAACGGAGATAAGGGTGCTATCTTTAAACAAAAAGATAATCCATATGTAGAAGTAGGTCAAGATATTACTTATGAGATAAATGACAGAGGATCTATAAAGATACAAAGAGATGGCGGAGGTTTTGCACCTAAGCAATCATTTAAAAAAGATTCTAATGTACAGGAGTATATTATAAAACAATCATCTTTAAAATGTGCTATTGATTTAGTAGTAGCAGAAAAGATTGAACCTCATGAATGGGAAAAGATGGCTAATAGCTTTGTTGATTGGGTACATGGTAAAAGTCAAGTAAAAGAAACGCCTTCTTATTCAGATACTAAAGCACCCTTTTAATTTTATGTTTTTGATAATGCCTGTATTTTTTGTAATATGGGCGTTGTCTTTAAATTTACTAATATGAAAAAAACTTACTTTTTACACCAATCAAATAGCTTTTATGATTACAAGATAATTAAGATGCGTAGTAAACTCGGTATGTCTGGGTATGGAATCTTCTGGGCGGTATTAGAATTACTATTTACTGAAGAAAATAAATTATGTATTGATGACTATGAACCCTTAGCTTATAGCTTACAATGTGATGCAGATAAACTTAAAGCTGTTATAGAAGATTTTGATTTATTTGTAGTACAAGATGGATGCTTTTATTCTAAGCGTTTAAATAACCATATAGAAGAAATAAATAATAAGTCTAATAAAGCAAAAGAAAGTGCTTCTAAAAGATGGAATAATGCAAATGCTATGCCAAAGCAATGCGACCGCAATGCTAGTATTAGTATTAGTAGTAGTAAAAGTAAAAGTATTAATAAAAGAATAGAGGATTTTAAAAAATCCATCCACGCAATAGAAGATATTAGTAATGAAGATAAAAACGACTTCTTTGCATATTGGACAGAAAAAAATAAAAGTGGTACTAAGTTTAGAGCTGAGATGCAAAAGACCTTTGATATAAACCTAAGACTTAAAAGGTGGTCATCTAATGGCTTTAATAAAAATAAGAAAGCTAAATACCTTGACTACTATGACAAGTTTGCTTACAGTAAATTAGACAATACAGGTAGGCAGGAATACTTAGAACATTTAAAACAACTAGGGTTTGAAAGTGTATATTCACCAACAGCAGGAACAACCTGGAGAAAAAAACATAAGGTATGAAAGAATATCAATTACAAAAAGCAATATGTAAATACTTAGACTTACAAAATGTTTTATACTGTGGATCAATGGGTGGTAACTATCAAGTACATATGTCTGTTAGAATTAGAGCTAAAAATAGCGGATATAAGCGTGGTTTTCCTGATCTCTTTATATATGAACCAAAAGGTAAATATCATGGCTTAGCAATAGAATTAAAGATTGGATATAATAAAGCAACTAAAGAACAGTTGTATTGGCAAAAGGAACTTATTAAAAGAGGATATAAAGCAGAGATATGTACAGGCATAGATGAAGCACTAGAAGTAATTAATAATTTTTTACATGATAGTTAAAAGAACATTTTTCAATAGTAGAAACGAAAGATTGTATTGGAATTACACAGATGTTAACAATTACTTGTTTATAATTTTGTTTGAAAGTGGTGCAGAACTAAGTTTTGTTTTGCGAGATTTGAAAAAAAACGAAAATATATTAAATTATATTTATAAAAAACTGCATAAGAGATTCAGCAATATAGCTGAAATACATACAGACAAATTAAGTCACACAGAATATAACCTTTGTAAACAATATAAAGTACCATCTATAATAAAAGTATGTTAAATCAATACTTAATAAATAATTACGATAAGCTAAAAGATATATCTTATAATATAACTAATGGCAAAGGTGAAGATTTGTTAAGTTTTGTTATTGAAGAAATATATAAATGTGACCAGATTAGATTAAGAGAAATTATAGAAAAAGATCAAATGACTTTTTATGTAGTGAGAATAATGCTTAATCAATATCACAGTAAAACTAGCAGATACTATTATAAGTATGATAAATACTATGAGTATCACACTTGTACTACAATAGAAAATATCACAGCCGATAACACAGAATACACTATAAAAGACAAAAAAGAAGTAGAAGAAAAACTAGAATGGATTGAAGAAAAGCTAAAAGATTTATATTGGTTTGATGCTGAGATTTTTAGAATATATTATCGTGAGGGTTTTAGTCTTAATCAAATGGCTAAAGAAACTAAAATATCAAGAGCAACAATATATAAAGCGGTTAAGAATGTTAAGAACTATTTAATAAACGAACTATGAAAAAATCAAAAGGACTTGGTGATTCAATAGAAAAGGCGTTAAAAGCAACAGGTATAGATAAGGTTGCTAAAGCTGTCTTAGGTGATGATTGTGGATGTGAAGAACGTAAAAAGAAACTTAATGCTATGTTTCCTTATAAAACTATAAGACAGTTTACAGAAGATGAAATAAAGATATATGAAGATACTATATCTAAGATTCAAGGAAGTACAATAAAAGGTGAACAACAGGCGGTATTAGTAAAGCTATATAATAAAGTATTTAATGAAAATAAAAAACCTTCTAGTTGCGGTAGTTGTGTACAACAGACTTTATCTAAACTTAAAAAGGTATATGAAAACAGTTGTAAATTAGACTAATGCAGAAACATACTAAAGTATATATGCAGTTTTTTGATTATGGTGAACAAGACTTTATTCCTTGTGAGATGTGCGGATCAAAAGCAACGGACATACATCATATAGAACGCAGAACTAGAAATAAAGTAACTAATGACTTTGTAGAAAACCTCGTTGGATTGTGTCGTGATTGTCATATTAAAGCAGAATCAGACAGTATGTTTAATATGTTTTGCAGAATACAACATTTAGAGAATGTAACTAACCAGGTATATGCACTAATAGAATATAAAAGAAGATATGAAAATAGAAAGTAAATTAACAACACAATTAAAACCTGCCACATACAATCCTAGACAGATTAGTACAAAGCAGTACAACGATTTAAAAGAATCAATTAAAAAGTTTGGTTTAGTTGATCCTGTAATAGTAAATAAAGATAATACTGTAATAGGTGGACACCAACGATTAAAGATATGTAAAGAGCTTAAATACATTGAGATTGATTGTGTAGTATTAGACTTATCAAAAGAAGAAGAAAGAGAATTAAATATAAGGCTAAATAAAAATACAGGTGACTTTGACATGGATATTCTGGCTAATGAATTTGATATTGATGAACTTACTGATTGGGGTTTTAAGCATATTGACTTAGATATTAACATTGATAAAATTACAGAAGGCAACACAGAAGATGACTATATACCTGAAGTAAAAGAAAGCAGAGTTAAACTTGGTGATGTTTGGCAACTTGGAAAACACAGATTAATGTGTGGAGATAGCACAAAAGAAAGTGATGTTAATAAACTAATGAATGGACAGAAAGCAGATTTGTTATTAACAGATCCACCTTATGGTATAAGTGCAACTAAAATGACTTTAGGGACAGGAAAAAAAGAATTTCATAGAGGAGATTGGGATAATGACAAGCCTGATATAACATTATTTTTAAAGTATTGTGATAAACAGATAATTTGGGGTGGTAATTATTTTGCAGATGTTTTGCCTGTAACTAATGATTGGTTATGTTGGCACAAAAAAAATGACGGACTTTCTTTTTCAGAATTTGAATTAGCTTGGTCTAATATAAAAAAGAACTGTAGAATACTATCACACCATTGGGGGGGAGAGAAAAAGAAACACCCTACACAGAAACCATTAGAAGTTATTAAGTGGTGTATAGAATTAGAAAAAGACGCTAAAACTATATTAGATGTTTTTTTAGGAAGTGGAACAACATTAATAGCGTGTGAAAAAACAAACAGAACTTGTTATGGTATGGAATTAGATACTAAATACTGTGATGTAATTATAGAAAGATGGGAACAGTTTACAGGACAAAAAGCAACTAAGTTATAATAGATTAAATAATACAAATGGCACAGAATAAAAAAGAGAAACTATTAAAAGCGTTACAAGAAACGCAAGGACTTATTTATCATGCTTGTAAAAAGGCAGGTAACATAAGCCGTTCTACATACTATAGGTATATGCGAGAGGACAAAGAATTTGCTCAGGCTGTTGAAGATATTAAAGAAGCTCAGATTGACTATGTAGAAGGACAGCTAATTAAAAATATATCTAGTGGTAAAGAAACAAGTATAATCTTTTATCTAAAGTCTAAAGCTAAAGAAAGAGGTTATGCTGAAAAGCTAGATATAACTACAGGTGGTAAACCACTAACTGAATTAAAAATTGAAGTAATTGATACAGGCAAAGATTAAAACAACAAATGTTTTTCACAAGGCTTATAGGTCTAGCACACGAATAACTTGCTTACAAGGGGGTACTCGTTCTAGTAAGACCTATTCGCTTTGTCAGTTGTTTATTGTTAAATGCTTAGAAGAAACAGGCAAAGTATTTACTATATGCAGAAAAACACTACCTGCACTTAAAGGAACAGCATATCGTGATGTCCTTAATATACTCAAAGAACTAGAATTATACACAGAAGATAACCACAACAAATCAGAATTATCTTACGCTCTTAACGGTAACCTAATAGAGTTTATTAGTGTTGACCAACCACAAAAGATTAGAGGGCGTAAACGTGATTATTTATGGCTTAATGAAGCTAATGAGTTTACTTATGAAGATTGGCAACAGCTTATACTTAGAACTACAGA